ACTACAAAAGTTAATATCGGAGAAACTTCAGTTGGAGTCCAAATGGGCAACGCAGGCGTTACAACAGGGCAGAGTAACTCCTGATATGAAGTGGATCGATATAAAGATCAAAAATCTTAGAACTAAGATTAATGATCAGAGTGTTGAAGACGCTAAAAAAGGTCTTTTAGACATAGCTAGTTAAACTAGCAAAAAAAATCAATTTTTTTCCCAAGGCTACTGCGCTCTAAATTTTCCTGAAAAGCATTCAGTGTCGCATCTAGAATAAAACCCCTGCAACAGGTGATCGTCTACTATTCAATAAAATAAAAATTAGAAAAATTGCTCGTGGTATAATAGTAAATAAAAAATAAAAGGAGAGCAAATGTACTATTGGAACCCACAACGATTAAAAGAGTTAAAAGAGAAGGGATATAAATTAAAATATTATCAATATGATCCCAAGCTTAAAGACCAGACACTCGAAGAACTTGAAGATCAAGATCAACAGGTCGACACTGAGGACAATCAGAAGTAACTTTATGACTTTCTGAACAGTCATACCAGGTTTTTACTATACCTGTGCCATTACATCTTGGGCAGTTATTCTTTTGCTTCACCCCAGCTTCTTCCCAATGCAACATCGACTTTGAATGGGACTTTGAGGTTTTCGATAGCATTCTCCATTACCTCCTTTACTCCTTTAATATCTTCTTCAGAGTTGATAGAAAAGCATAACTCATCGTGAATCTGTAGTAAAGGCTTAAAACCTTGTTTGTAACAATTAATCATAGCTTGTTTTGTTTGATCTGCAGCTGATCCTTGAATTAACCTATTTAAAGCTTTGTAAGTAAAAGCTCTTCTAATGTTATTCCCATAAATGGCCTTAGCCTCTTCGTATTGCATTGCTTTGTTCATTCCGAAGGTAGCAGGCTCCCACATGTCAAATCGGCATTTACGACCCCTTATTGTTCGAATAAAGCCATATTTTGAGGCACTGTTAGTCACTGCTTCAGCTAATTTTTTAACAAAAGGTACCCTAGAGTGGTACTTATTTAACAAATTCTCTGCATTATCCTTAGAAATACCTAATTCTTTACCTAATTTGGCCTTACCCATACCGTAAAAAAGACCCAAATTGATCGTTTTTGCTTGCGTTCTGCTTATTCCTGCCATATCTGCAACTATTTGGTGAAAGTCTGCAGATTCATTTTTATAAGCCTCAATAAAATCATCAGCTCCTACAAAGTCTTCATTAACACTAGCAGCATAATGAGCGACCAATCTTGGCTCCTGTTGGCTATAATCAAAACTACCCCATTGTTTACCTTCTTCAGGTAAAAATAAACTTCTAATTTTATTTCCATATTCTTTATTTCGAGCAGGGATTTGTTGAAGATTAGGATTTGAATAAGATAATCTTCCTGAAACAGTTCCACCTTGATCAGATCTTAGTTGATTTATTTCAGAATGTATCTTACCTTTATGAACATATCTTTGAATGGAGTCTATGAATGTTGAATGGAATTTATTTATTTCTCTTGCTTCTCTTATTAGTTGCGCTATCGGGTTACTACAATTTACTAACCAGTTTTGCGTAAAACTCGGTTCTCCGGTTTTCGGTGTCCGTGGATATTCAACCCCTATCCTGTCAAACACTTGAGCAACAGATCTCGCTGCCCATATGTCAGGTTTAATCGTAGTTTCCTCTTTTATTTTTTTTAATACTTGAAATTCTTTTTCTTTAAATTCTTTTTTTAATTTTACTGCTTTTTCTTCATCAACTCTTATACCCCTTCTTCTGGTTTCAATTAATATAGGCAGCAGCTCCATCTCCATGTCCCAGACATCATTTAAACTTTGTTTACTTATTTCTGATTTTAGTCTTTCCCATAAACGTAAAGTTAGTCCTGCATCTTGTTCAGCGTAAAATCCTACATAACCTGCAGGTAACTTCCAAAGATCTGCCTTTGCATCAATTCCCCACTCTTTAGCTTTTTCATTTAAAAATGTTTCGTTTTTTATTTCGCCTAAGTAATCTTTAGCACAAGCGTTTAAACTAAAACTGTATCTGTTTTCATTAATTAAAGCAGCAGCAATCATAGTATCTACAATTGGACCATTTATTTCAAAACCATTTACAAGGAGCCAACCTACATCGTAACTTGCATTATGAAATATTTTTGTTGCTGGAGTCCTTAAAATACTTTGCATCCAAGCAGTTGTAATTCCTAAATCCATGTTGCCTCCTGCATCATGTTGAATCGGGAAATACCATTGTTGACCAAGTGCAGCCACTGCAAAACCTACTATGGCTCCATCAAAAGTTGCCCAACCAGATCCTTTACTTTTAATATTTGTATCTTTTGTTTCTAAGTCGATGGCAATTTCTTTTGCATGCCTTAAATCAGGATACTCACTAGGACACACCCAATCACTATCATTATAAATAAAATTTAATTGATGTGTCATGTGAAAATCTCTGTTTTTTTACTAATAAATTCAATGTTATATGCAATTGATACTCTTTCTATATCACTTTTAAAGGGAAAAACAAAATGAATTAATCTTGCAGGAAAAATAAACATATTACCTTTTTCAGGAAAAAAAGTATTACTATTTATAAAATAGTTTGGTGATGAAACAGAAGCTAAAAAAGACAGTGAACCCGGACAATTACTTCTTACTCCAATTTTTTCATGTTCTTTTTGTTCTTTTTTTAATTCATCAGGTACATTTAAAAATAAAACTGCAGAAAAATCTGAGTCGTGAGTATGGGGAGGATTAAATTCACCTTTTTTCATATAGTTGACCCAAGCTCCAGAAATTTTTAGGTCGCGAGCATAAGTATCATAATATTTTGCGAAGCAGTTAGTAAACTCAATTAAATTAGGTTTTAAATATTCTTGTAATTTTTTACAATCTATTTTGTACTCATCATGAATGTGTCCAGCTAGCGAATCTCTATAATTAAGATTTTCGTCTTTGTTACAAAGGTTTTTAATCAACTCTAAATTTTTATCTTCAACTTGCGTTTTAAGTAAAAGCGGTCCCCAAAAATAAAACTTACTCATGATTCATTAATAATCTAACTACTGTTGTTGCTGGGTTTAAATCAAAATCTTTTATGCACCCTGATAAAGCTATCAATACAATAATAGCTAAAATAATATTTTTAATTTTTATCTTCATTATTCCAAAGCATTAATAATAAAGTTATTCCACCAAATATAACTATTAATATAATCAAAAAACTTAAATAACTAATCATTCTTTTTAGTATCTTTTAGTTTAAGTATTTCTAAATCACAATAATGTTTTATTTTTTCTAAATCTTCTATTCCATTTTTGTGTAAGTATCTGCAAACATATTTTATTACATTACCTTGAAAGAATGACAGATTATTTTTTGAAATAAATTCATATGGTTGAATCTCAAAAAATTTATAGTGACTTCCCCCAATCTGCTTATCTTGTGGAAATGCTTCTTCAAATAAATCTTTATGTGTCATAGTTTAAATCCTCTTAGTATTCCTAGTTTTTCTTCTGCAGTTGATATTTTTTCTATAAGTTTATCAACTTCGTCTATGTGTTGTGGATGTTCTCCTATACCGACTGGCTTTTCTAAATATATTTTAATTGTAGCTTCTGCTTCTGATATTTGAGCAGTATATCGATCTTCGAGCGCATCCAATATTATTTTTCTAAACATAATTTGCCTCGTATAATTTAAAATATTTTCCTAATGGAAAATTATATTGATGATTAGTTCCAAGCAAGTGCAAAGTTTGTTTTGATCTAGTTGCTCCCGTGTACCATACTCGGAGTTCTTTTATCTTTTCAGATAAATTCTTTTTATCATAGTGAGATGGAAAATTACATTTACTGGCTAATATAACATTATCAGCCTCACCACCTTTTACTTGATGAATAGTGTCTATTATTATTTTAGGTGGTTGTGATAGATCTACACCTTCGTTCATAAGTTTTTTAAAATACTGTTTGTCTTTGTCCTTAAATTTTCTTTTAAAAGCCTCTTCCCAAGAAGCTTTTTCATCTCTCATACCACATCTGAGATGTAATTCATCAAAATTAAATACTTGATTTGAGTGAGCAAAAGACCATTTTTTACTGTCCGATGACCGGTAGCCGTGGTCTATGTTTAATAAAAATTCATACATTGTACACGCTTCTTCTCTAGTGATGGAACCACCTTGACAAATTTTTTTCCAATACTCAATTGCTGCAAACTGATTTGGGTCAAATGATTTATTATTCTTTTGGTCCTGATAATATAAACCTAAATTTTTTGCCTCCTCCTGGAGTTCTCTCTTTACATCATTTATTCTTGCAAGAATCATCCAATCACCTTCTAGATCCCAGGGCACTTTTTTTAATCCGTTCCAACGATAGATTGCACCTTTCTTACCATTAGAATAAAATTCTTTTTCTATCCTATTTTCACCCATAGAATGCAATAAGCAAGATGAGAAGTAATGAATATTCTTATTCAATCTTACAGATTTTTTTAAAACTAAAGATCTACCAGGAAAGTTTTGAAAAAATTCTACTTCAGCTCCGTTCCATTCATAAATAGCTTGATCATCATCACCTGCTATATAAACTCTATCTACTGCTTTTGCTAATTTTACAACTAAATCCCATTGCAGGGGAGTCAGATCTTGTGCTTCATCTACCATTAAAACTTTAAAAGGTATTGATACTCCTTCATCTATAAACTTTTGTACCATGTCGGTAAAATCTAACCTGTCCGGTGTCCGTTGGCCATTCTCAGTTTCCATTGTTTTAAACTGTTCGTATCCTGCAATAATTGATTTAAATTGTTGCAACCTTACAGCTTTTCTAGTTTGCTGTTTGTAAAGCCAAACTGGATCTACTTTCATATTTCTTGCTCGATCGTAGATTTGTAAAGACCAATTATTAAAAACCTTTTGTTCATCATGTCCTTCTTTGTAATTTACTTTGATTGTTCCGTATTGTGTATGAAACATAAGCATATCTGCTTTCGGATCTAAAACGGGAATCTCAGCAAACTGTTGTCTCGCCAAAGAATGTAAGGTTCTAAAATATCTAAAATCGTCTTCGTCATAACCTTTAAACCTTTTCCTGACTCTTGAGACACATTCATTAACTGCTTTGTTGGTAAATGATATGTAACAGATTTCATCTGGAGAGTATCCCTTCTTGAGATAGCGCTCAACTCTTTTGAGAAGATTTTCAGTCTTTCCTGTTCCTGGTGGTCCAAAGATTTTAATTGTCTTCCCACGCAGCCTTTGCTTTAACAAATTTGACATTTTTATTTTTGTGTTCACTCTGTTTTGGTAATGCTACTATCCAATGTCTAGTTTGTATACCCTTAAACTTAGACTTAGGTTTTGCACCTCCTGTTTCTAAAAACTTTGTACATTCTTTTTCATTCCAATTATAACCCATCTTTTTCATAAAGGATTTAAAGGTTTCTAGTTTAAATCTCATCTCTATTTCGTCTAACCATATATTTCCTGAATCTATTTGATCAAATTCAGTAGTATCCTCAACATCTTCTAAGAATCGTGACATTCTAGAATTAAATACATCTCCTAATTCTTCAACCGAATCAAAACCCTCCATGTCTTGTTTATTAGATATCAATTCATCAAGCCAATCTCTATAAGGATCTGGATCTCTTTTGGTTGGTTTAAGTGGTCTCCAAACAATATCGTAATTTAAAAGTTGTTCACCTAATAACTGCTGTTGGTATAATTGTTTTGTAGAAAGTCTTATAGATTTACCTTGAATAGGTAAAATCCAATATGGTTCTGGATATGAATTTACTTTTATTAGTTTGCCTACTTCAGGCAAAGCTTCGTTTGCACCAATACCTAACTTTCTTTTAACGCATTCACCTGATACACAATGCATTCTAGCAATCGATGTTTTACATTTGTAGGCATACTCTTTGTTTTCAACACCTTTAAAAATGTTTTCTAATTCTTTTGGATGTAATCTTTCCTCACAGACTTTGCCCATCATATCTCTTGTCCAATCTTCGTACATAACAGGGTCTGGATTAATTTTTTTTGCAAGCACAGCTACATTAAACATAGCATCATTACGACCCTCGCCTTTCTTAACTTTATTTTTCATAAAATTAACTACACAAGGTGGGTAGTCTTTTGTTTCATCATCTTGAAATATTTTTAATTTTTTGAACTCAGCAGGTTTTAATCTAAATTTTAATACAAACTTATATAAATCTTTTACGTTAATTGAATTGCATTGATCATCCATTGCAACTCTAGTTGTCATGTGTGCTTTTTGATATGGTAAGTTTACGAAGTTACCTTTTCTTTTTTCATCCCA